TGTCATTGAACCATTTGTTGCAAATTCCGTCGTATGTTGCTAGGTTCGCATGGACCACATCAAATCCAGCTGATACAGTATTGTGGAATGTTGTTCCTTCTCCACAGTTGTTGAGGAGCAGCTCCATTGTTAATTTTTGGAGCACGTGGGATTTGACACCGCTTGATTATTTTTCGAGTTTGTTTGCTTTTTGGCGCGGTTCTTTTGTTGTCACGCTCAAATTTGTAAAGACTCAATATCATAGCGGTCGTCTTTTGATCGCATGGTCTCCGGCTGGAGATTTTACTGTTGATCAATCATCATATGTTTTGAGAGAAATTGTTGATTTACGCGAGACTAATGAGGTTAGATTTGTTATCCCATATGTCTCGACGTCGCAGTATCTTCCAACTTCAGATTTGTCTGAGGATAATGGTGGGATAGGAAGGCTTAAGATTTTCGTCTTGAACGAACTCGTTTGTCCCGATTCTGTCTCATCAACAGTTGGAGTTATTGCCGAATTTTCTGGAGGTCCAGATTTTGAAGTTATGTGTCCACGTCCCTTCAATCGAGCCCCGCTTATTGTTAACACATGGCAGGCACAATTGGGTGATGTTGTACCAGCTTCTAGTCGATCAGAAAATCCAAATATGAATCAGGGTTTGATTTCTCTCGGTTCTTCAATTATTGACGAACAGAGTCTCGAGCCGGCGTTGTATTGTGTCGGAGAAAGGTGCAATTCAATTCTCCAACTTTTGAAGAGGTATTGCCGCTTGAGAGTTTTTGATCTTTTGAACCCAATATATGGTGTTGATATTAGACCATTCGTTACAGGAGCATGTTATTCGTTAGATGCCGTGGGCGTCCCGAACACGCTTACCGGTGATTACGTAACGCTTTTTAGTTATTGCTTTGCGTATTCACGCGGTTCTGTTAGGGTCATGCTCGCTTTGAACTCTTTTGATTCGTCCAGTAAGAGCTCAGGCGGTCTTGCGGTTTATCCATCCACTGAACTTGATACATGTCGCGATAATCTTGACATGCAGCGTTATCCCGGTGTTTCATTGAATTACCAGCCGGGTTTCAGTGGGTATCCAAGCGGGTGTACTATTCCTGCTTACCAACGGTTACATGCCCGTTTGAACAGAGTTAGCACAACGACTAGCCTTGAACCTGTTGATGTTTACAGCTCT